CCGCCGGTTTATCCTTGTTGACAGGAGCCGTAAATTTGGCACTGTTTGCCTGCGCTTTATCTACAAAAATTCCCGGCTTCTGTTTTCCCTCATCATCCGTTACCATTCCTTTGAAAATATCAGCAATAGATTTTCCTTTTGCCGAATCCTTGTCCAGTTCCGCTACAAGAGCATCCCGAAAATGATTTTCAGTAATGTCATTGAGAAAACAATACCGCTTTTCCCCTTTTTCATCCTTTGAGGCAAGAAACGAATTGACTGTCTTTTCTACCTCTACCTTACGGGCATCTTCTGCTCTGGCTTTCTTCTCATCCGCCAGCTCTGAGGTAAGGGTCTGAATCTGTCCTTTCAAATCGTCCACATCGACATCCTTAAAACCATCCAGCTTTTCCTGTACCTGCTCAAGAGACGTTTTATACTCATCTCTTTTTTCTACCGCCTTGTCATAATCTTCCTTGGTGCTGTAATTTTCTTCCATCTTCTTTTTCAGATCGGCTTTTTTGTCCTCAGGAATCTCGACTCCCAAGCCCTTAAGGATCTGCTCATAATTCTCCATTCTCATCCTCCTTAACGCTGAAACATATGGTACT